AAAGGTTAAGACTCACACCCGAAGGGTTGAGTTTTTGAAATATACAATTATCTGAAATTCAAATAATTACAATAATTTTAATGATAATTGAATTTTTGAGCGGCGAGTGCGCAGCTTTAACCGGGAAAATTCTTGCTACCACGGCAATTTTTCCCTGATCTGCGCACTCGCCGGTGTTCTTTTCTCTTTCATTATTACGGCGAAAGAGAAAAGAACCAAAAGAGAAAGCCGCCAAAAATGTACTCCCTAAATCCCCTGCTGATCATGGATAATCAGAACAGAAAAGCGTTTGGATATTTTTTTTGCGAAACTCCGGTTTTTAAACTTCCTCGCTCAGGCAGTACTCTAATCCCTCCGGCCGAGTCCTGATGCACTTCAACGGATGGACTTCGATTCATGGTGAATTTTACAGCGCACTTTCAATGCTGTGCGGACATGCTGGATACTGAAACCCTTTCCGGAATTCTCCTTGTGGCCAGCTTTCAAAGTAATTTTTTTGACTTAATATCTGCTAAGGTGATAGCCCGTTTCATGGTGCGCGTTGCCATACAAGGATTTTCCCGGCATAAAATTTATTCCAGTTCCTCCTTGCTATGCCATGACCCGGGCCATCTGATACCTGCACATATTAACTTTTAAAAATTACTACAATGAAAACTTACAAGAAAAATTACATCGGAAAAGGAACTCAGGTTCCAAACATGACAATCGCAAAATGTACAGTGAAAGTATCGGAAATGATGAAATTCATCCACAAATACGAAGGTGAGGATTACATCACGTTTGAAGTTGCAAAAATGAAGAACCTGGACAAATTCGGAAGGGGTTACACTGTGTACTGCACAACAATTGAGGAAACTGAAGAAGAAAAACCTGCACCTAAGAAACGCAAATCAAAGAAAGCCGAAAACGCTGACATTCCGTTCTGAAGAAATTTTCCCTGCTTCGGCAGGGATTTTTTTTGGTCGTACATCTCAGAAAGACTCTCCACTCCATTTAAATACCGGCAAATGTATTAATCGCCGCCCGGAACGGTCAAGGGTATACAAGCTCACTCAGTTGTTCTCTTTGTTGGTTCCGCCCTTGCCCTAATCCGCCCGTCTCAATGGTGGTACGCCAATATTTAACCGGCGTGCCTGATGCCATAATAAGTCTGTGTAGGCAGCAGCAAAACATTATGTCTGATTCAAATTACGGAAGATTTCGCTGCATCCATTGCGGCTGTAGGTTTAACCTAAACGACGAAGAAAACGAAGCTTACGAAAACGGCTTCTTTATGATTGATCCTGATTGCTGTGACGATTGTTTCGATAACCTGGAACACGCTCCGGATTATCCTGAATTCTCTGATGCCGACCCTGGACTTTAATACCGATGTGCTATGACTAAAGTAATCAAAATCACAGAGCATTATCGCCCTGACAGTAAACGCTATGGTAGTTACCGGGTTGTACCAAAACTTACTTTATCCGGCGACTGGCTGTCCGATGCTGGTTTCAAACCTTCCAAAATGGTTCAGGTCGAATGCGTAAACAACACGCTCATTGTAACCTCAATCGAGTAATAAAGAATGCCCTGCTCCGGTAGGGTATTTTTTTGGTCGTAACAATAATGGTGCAACCCAAAACCCGTTTTTCCTGCCGTTTTTTTCCAGTGCTTTCACCCTGTTTATTTTCAAATGAAGGTGCGAAGAAACAGCCTCAATTCATAATACGCCCTGCCATTCAAGGATTTTCCCGGCATAAAAATTTATTCCAGTTCCTCCTTGCCTGTTCTGACTTTCTGCTGTGATGGCAATGCACATCATTTTAAAATAAAAACATTATGAAATCAAAATCTTACAAAAACAGCAGTGAAGAAAAAAACAACCTTTGGGATGCATTCGTCGATTATCTCGAAAACACCTACTTCCCGGGAGCCAGTGAATTACTCGATACAAAAACAATCGCTTTCGAGTATGAAAGTTTTACGGCATGTTATTCAAAATAAGGGCTTCTGCCCTTTTTTTTGTTCGGTTTGATATTTAAAAACTGATATTATTTTAACCGATATCACCCCCGGGAAGAGCAGCTTCTTCCGGGAAGTGGGTTTACATTCTTTAACTTCCTATCCATTCACGCATTCACGCATTATAGCATTCACGCATTAACCTCTCAGAAAGATCCTCACTCCACTTAATCCCGGCAAATTTATTAATCGCCCCACGGAACGCGCAAGGGTAATACAAGCTCTCCGCGCTGTTTTCTTTTGTGGCTTCGCCCTTGCACTAATCCGTGTGGCTCAATGTGGTATGCCGAAATTAACCGGCGTGCCTGATGCCATAATAAGTCTGTGTAGGCAGCAGCAAAATAATATGGATAAATTCGATATCTACGAAATGGTTACTAAACTCATTACCGACCGCCTCGAAGCTGGTGTGGTGCCGTGGCACATGCCATGGAAAACGGCAGGAGCAATGCCACGTAACCTGGTGTCAAAGAAAACTTACCGCGGCTTTAACTTCTGGTACCTGCTCAGCATGGGTTTCGAACGCCAGTTTTTCCTCACTTTTAACCAGGTGCAGGAACTGGGCGCAACGGTCCGCAAGGGGTCAAAAGCATTCCAGGTGGTTTTCTGGAAAATGGTGGAAAGCCACAACGACCCCACAAAGAAGGTTCCTTACCTGCGTTACTACCGTGTTTTCCATGTCGACGATGTGGAAGGAATCGACCCGAAGAAACTCCCATCGTACGACCAACACGATCAGGATTTCGACCCCATCTGTACCTGCGACAGGCTGGTTCAGGAATGGACCGACAGCCCAACAATTCAACAGAATGCCGAGTATGCCTGCTATGTACCATCCATCGACACGATAAAAATCCCGAATCCACGGAGGTTTTTCAAAGCTGAAGAATATTATTCAGTTTTGTACCATGAGATGACCCACGCAACTGGCCACGCACGTAGGCTAAACCGCCACAGCAAGTTTCCAAATCATCACTTTGGCAGCAACGATTACAGCCAGGAAGAACTGGTTGCCGAAATGGGAGCTGCTTACCTCTGCGGAATCTGCGGTATCGAAAACGCCACCATCGACAACTCAGCCGCCTACATACAAAGCTGGCTGAAGAAACTCAAAAACGATAAAAAGTTTGTACTCCAGGCTGCCAGTTATGCCCAGTTGGCTACCGACTATATCCTGGGAATTACTCCGCACGAAACTTCCGAAACAGTTGTGCAGTCCGACGAAAACAATCCTGTTGTTGAATCCTTTGAATTCTGAGCCATGAAACAACAGCGACAAACATTCGAACAGCATATGGAACAGCTTGCACGCCGACATGGTGTGCATTCTATTTTCTCCGATTTCCTCACTTTGCTCATGTGTGCTTTCTCCCTGGGGCAACGCGAAGAGGAATACCTGAAAACTATACGGAAGTACGAAAAACCGGAAGCGTACAAAATATCTGAAGCTTTGGCCGCACTAATTGTTGAGATGACCGGAGACGGAACCGGCATGGTTGACGTGCTTGGCGATTACTTCGAACGGTTTTTGAGCTACGGCCGTAACGGGCAATTCTTCACCCCGCAACACCTCTGCGACATGATGGCCCGGCTGATGAACCCAATAACCCCACTCGAACGAATACTGGACCCTGCCTGCGGAAGCGGGCGAATGTTAATGGCAATGGCAAAGTTGAACCGCTTCGCAACCTTCTTTGGTGCCGATAACGACCGAAACTGTGCCATGATGTGCGCCATCAACATGTGCCTGAACTCGATGTATGGCGAAGTTGCCTGGATGAACTCAATCACCAACCAGTTTTACGCAGCCTGGCAGATTCACCCAACCGCAAAAGGCTGCCCATGCATCACCCAGATTTCCGAAAAACAGAGCTACATACTCCTGAAACTTCCGGAAAGCAAACCAGATATAAAGGAAATCGTTACAGATATCCCTAAAATCGAAACACAGGCAAAACAACTGTTGTTTGAGTTTTAAAAAATGTAACCCCCAAACATTTTTTAAAATAATGTAACAAATTCGTTACAACATATTAAAATTTTATTTATCTTTACAACATTAAAATCATTTAAGCGCTGGCGGCAACAGCACAATACGGCAACAAAAAAATGACAACACAAGTAACAATCGAACAACTCGCCGAAAAACTCAACAGAACTGTATGGGTAAAAGGCGATCTCAAGCGCATCTATTTAAACGACGCTGGCTGGAATACCAAAAAAATGAGCACCAAAACGTACATTTTCCAAAACGAAAATGGCGAATTCAAAGTATCATGCCGCATCGAGTGCCCATCGCAACCTTACCAGTGGATTCAAAGCCAGGAAGAGGAAGTAAAAGAAGGTATTTACAAAGATATCGAACATGCCTTGGCGCTGATGGAAATCTCCCTGGTTGAATTCAAAGTGCTCGAAGAAAAACCCGAAGTAATGGTTTATATCCGCAAAAACGACAACGAACCAAGCTGGTACACCGAAAGCATATTTTACGACGAATTTGGCACTTACCCCGAAAACGTATTCCCCGAAATTCCGCGTATAGTTCCGGTTGCCGCCCCTGTTGATGCTCCGGTGGTTAACGCCATACCAGCCGAAAAACCTGCTGTTAAAAACACCGAAACACCTGAGTTTGGCATTGGCACAAGGGTAACCAACCCACGCTTTGGCCACGGTACAGTTACTGCCGAAGCTGCCGAAACCATCGAAATCAAATTCGACATCGACGGACCAAAACGCCTTTTAAAGAAATTCGCCAAAATCGAAAGGTTATGATTGCCCGCGTAAAAATCACATTCCAGAAAATGTACGGGGAAACCCCCCGTGCATTTCTCCTGCTTGTCGAAAGCCGCGAGTTGTGGTTCCCGCGCAGGTTCTGCCGCAACTTTACCCTTAACAAAAAGCTGGGCGGCCACACCGAAATACCCGCATGGCTTTACACCGAAAAATTTGGCTGCGAACCTGATATCGATGATGCCACACTAATTATCGAACACCACAAACCCCAAAAAATTGGGGTAACAGAAGTTGAACCACTTAAAGAATTATTAAAATGAAAACAATCACTTTAAAAAATGGAAAATCAGTTGATGTTGAATTCCGCAACAATAGTACCATCAAAATTCTAAATTCGTTTTTTGAGCTTCGAAAAATGGGAAACGAATTTGTTCTCAACACCTTAACTGCATCAAAAGAATTAGCTGATTTTTTTGCTGCTAATGTTGAAAAGAAACCTGTTTCGTTGAGAATAGAAGAATCTGTCTATTTCGAATTGAAATCCGAACTTGAATCGTTTACACAAAAAAACGAAGCAGAAAAGCAGGAAAAAAGAAAGTCGTATATTGCAACCAGGCCCCAATCATTAGTGCTAATGTTTTCAGGGTGGTATCTCTCTGATACTCCCGAAATCGTCACATTATTTCATGAAGATAACGGTGAACAGTTCAAGGATAAGCAGGGCCGTTGGTATGTATCAGAATCTCACCAAAAGTTGACCGAAATACGCATTAGTGACGCTACTGCGCTGTCATTGCAGGACGCTCAAACTTCTACCGATTTTGAATCAAGATGTTTTCTTCTTACAGACGAACAGGTAAGCGAATTAATCCGCCTGAACAATGCCCGCATTGCAGAAAAAGAAAATATCAAATTACAAAAAGAAGAAAAGGAATCTGAAAGAAGAAACAGCCTGATCGCGGAAGCAAAAAAAACAGGTAAAAAACAAATTCTGTCACAATTTATGGACGAATGTGACAATTCAGTTCCAGACTGCTCCTTCGACCAGATAATAACCTGGATTGATTCGGAAGGTAAAATAAGTACAACAAGAAGTCATTGTCATTAATATTAAACCACTTAAAAAATTACAAAAATGAAAGCAAGAGAAATTTACACACAAATCATTGAAAAGCATTCGAATGTTATTACTTCAGCCGAAATCGAAGAATTTGAAACTGAAAAATACATTCAGGCAAGTATTAATTTCGAAAATAAAAGCACGATAAGCATTGTGCAGAATACCGATAAGTTTGCATTCGAAAACTATGTAAAGGTATTCGGGACAGATGGGGCAGAAGCCTATTGCAAAACCACCGACAATTTCAAAATCGAAGACATTATTGAACTTGTCAAATAATGAAAGTATTATGATTGTAACGTCATTCACCGATTATGAAATAGTTAAGAAGATGCGGACTTGTTACCTGGTCCGTATCTTTTTCGATTCCAAGGCGCGTAAAACAGAATGCTTTTACATTTCCGAAAAACAACTAAATAAGTTGCGAAATGTAATGGGCAATGTTTCAGAATCCCGTGTACGAAACACATATCCTCTTGCCGTTTTCGATGGCGACCGTTATGTTTGGTGTGGCATCGAGTATCCCGATTATTCCGATCGGGAATGGCTAATGAAAAACTTCAATGCTCAATACAAATCAGAGTTCATTATTGAAAATTCAAAAATTGAAGTACATGTCCCCGAAAAAGTACAACCCATAGAATCAGGACCCGATGCAGAACTTATTCGTTGACCAGCTTAATGCCTTCGAAAAACTTCGCACCTTCAAAGTAGGCGCCTTGTTTATGGAACCCGGCACCGGCAAAACCCGCACCGCTTACGAATTGGTAAAAAGCGTGGAAAGTATCAATTATATTCTCTGGCTTACCCCGTTCCAAACCAAAGAAAACCTGCGCTCAGAAATCGACAAATGCGGTGGTTTTACCTGCGAACTCGATATTATAGGCATAGAAACCTTATCCAGTTCCGACCGAACATATCTTCAATTAACAAACAAGGTGCAGAAACACAACACCTTCATTGTTTGCGACGAAAGCCTGAAAATTAAAAACTGGGATGCCAAACGTACCAAACGAATTGTTCAGCTTGGCACTTATACCGAATATAAACTAATACTGAATGGTACACCTCTTAGCCGAAACGTACTCGATATGTGGGCACAACTCGAATTTCTTAGCCCCAAAATATTAGGGATGGGGTTAGCTGAATTCAAAAATACATTTGTGAAATATACCACCATCACCAAAAAAATTAATGGAATAAAAAATACGAAAGAAATAATCGATGGCTACGAAAACATCGATTACCTCTATTCATTAATCAAACATTACGTCTATGAATGCGACCTGAAGCTCGACGTTTCAAAGCAATACCAGAGCCGTAATTATTCCATCGACGCCGATGTGGCCGAAGAGTACGCCCGGATTAAAGAATTCATGCTTAATCACGAATACCTCATGTTCCGGAACAACAATATTTTCATAGAATTAATGCAACAGCTTCAACACGCTTATTGCTGCACATCCAATAAATTCGAAGTCGTTGAAAACATCATGGAACATGAGCATGAAGATAAAACCATCATCTTTTGCAAGTTCATCCGCAGCCGCGATGCCATTGCCAAAATGTTTCCTGATGTAAAAGTATTGACCTATGGGAAACATGCCTACGGACTTAATTTGCAAGATTACAACACCGTTATATTTTTCGACAAAACAATGGATTACGCACTCCGCCTGCAAGCCGAACGCCGCGTATTCCGAAGCGGTCAAAAAAATAATTGCACTTATTACGATTTAACCGGTAATGTCGGCCTCGAAGCCATGATTAACCGTAATATCAACAAAAAAGAAACCATGTTAAACTACTTCAAACGCGTATCGTTTGAAACATTTATAAAAGAGTTATGAAAGAGTTCAACAACGCAAAAGCCCGCGAAGGTGCAGAACTTGTTACCCGGAGCGGAAAACCTGTTAAAATTCTTCTGTTCGACAGAAATAGTAAAGATTTCCCAATTGTTGCAATAATAAACAATCGGGAAGTTATTCAGGTTACCGAAAACGGTAAGTATTTTAAAGATAAGGATAGCGATAAAGATTTAATGTTAAAATGAACGTCCACGAAGCCACATTAAAGCGAATCGAATTTCTGTTCAACGAATTTGAGCAGATCATAATCTCTTTCTCCGGGGGAAAAGACAGCGGTGTGATGCTTAACCTTGCTCTGAACTATGCCCGGGAAACCAACCAGTTGTACAAAGTTGGTGTTTACCATATAGACTACGAAGCACAATACCAGGCCACCACCGACTATGTTACCCGCACTTTCGAAACACTTCCGAGCGAAGTTGCCCGGTACTGGGTTTGTCTGCCAATAAAAGCACAGTGCGCAACAAGCATGTTTCAAAATTACTGGCAGCCATGGAAAAAAGACGAACAGGAAATCTGGTGCCGCCAGCTCCCGGCCAACTGTATCAACGAAGATAACTTCCCGTTTTCGTTCGATTACGAGGTTTCCGATTACGAATTCAACAGGCTGTTTGCAAAAGCGATATCGCTTAAGAAAAAAACGGTTTTCCTTATTGGTATCCGCACCCAGGAGAGCCTGCACCGGTACAAGGCAGTAAATAAATTCTCCGACAAAAACGAATACAAATCAAAGAATTATACATCGGTAATTACCGGCAATTGCATCAATGCTTATCCTATTTACGACTGGTTAGTTGATGATATCTGGATTGCCAATTACCGATTCTGTTTCGATTATAACCGCTTGTACGACCTCATGCATCGCGCCGGGTTACGCCCAAACCAAATGAGGGTTGCCAGTCCGTTTAACGATTGCGCCACCGAAAGCCTGAAACTATACAAAGTAATCGACCCCAACAACTGGGGAAAACTCATTGGTCGCGTTAACGGTGTTAACTTTGCCGGCCTTTACGGCGGAACCACTGCAATGGGCTGGAATAACATAAAAAAACCGGCACACTTTACCTGGAAGCAATACATGTATTTTCTGCTCGATACGCTGCCCGAAGAAACCCGCGAAAACTACCTCCGTAAACTAAAAGTTTCGTTCGCCTACTGGCTCGAAAAAGGCGGCGCCCTGCCCGATGATGTGGCTGCCGAACTCGATAAAGACCAAATTGAATTTGAAGATTTGGGCGAACCTGTTAATAAACGCAACTACACCACCGGTTACCGGATAATCAAGTTCAAAGAATACCTCGACGAAATTGATATCCGCAACCCCAACCTGCTGCCAACCTACAAACGCATGTGCATTGCCATCATGAAAAACGATACTGCCTGCAAAACGCTGGGTTTTGGCCTCACAAAATACGAACTCGAAAAACGCCACAACATCATGACTAAATATCAAAATTTATTATAAAATGGAAAAAGAATTAAAAATAATGACGGCAACTGTTACTATTCAACTGGTTACAGTTGATGGTAAAAGAATGACAAAAGCGGTATTTAACCAAATACAGGAAGAAAATAGTTTTAACTCAAAATTTGAATTTTCTGGAGATAGTATTCTTGGTTATGTAGTGTCAAATTACAAATGGTTGCTTTGGATTAAGAATGGTGAATTGAGAAAAACATCTCTTGAGTTTTTCCAGAGAATTCAAGAAATAGATGTAAATATTTGTAGAGTTTATGAAGTTGAAGATATTTTTGATTATTTAAAAAAACAAAAAGACCATTTTAAATCAGAAAAAGGATATATGGTTGCAAAAAGATATTATCCGGCTTCTGAATTAAAAAAACTCATTTCATTCAAAAAAGTATCTAAAGAATTTCTTGATAAACTAATAGGTAATCAACTATATATTGCAATCTGATGAAATCACCAGTTTACAACGTAAAAGCCATACCTGTTGAAAAAATAAGGGCCAACAGCTACAACCCAAATGCAGTTGCTCCTCCGGAGATGAAACTTTTGGAATTAAGCATCTGGGAAGATGGATATACCATGCCAATAGTTTGTTACTATCTTCCGGATGAAGATATTTACGAAATAGTCGATGGCTTTCACCGCTACTCGGTAATGAAACGCAACCGGAAGATTTACGAACGCGAAAAAGGCATGATGCCCGTAGTGGTCATCGAAAAAGACATCAGTAACCGCATGGCATCCACCATCCGCCACAACCGCGCCCGTGGCAGCCACGATATCGCCCTGATGACAAACATCGTTTCAGAACTCACCAAAGCAGGCATGGGAGATGCCTGGATAATGAAACACATTGGCATGGATGCCGACGAAATTCTACGCCTCAAACAACTATCAGGCTTAGCAGAACTATTTAAAAATAAAGAATTTTCAAAATCATCAGAATTATGAACGAAAACCAAAATCCGCACCCCGATACATGGAAAGCATTTGTGCTGTTTATTCACGAAATTGCCCGGGCAAAAGGAATAACGTCAGAAACCATTGCCAAACGCACAGGGATGCACGCCAGCAGCATCCGGCGAATGTTTCAGCTAAGGTATTGCCCGTCGCTCGAAATGTGGCTCAAAATCATCAAGGCCATTGAAATTAACATTCATTTCGAAGACCGCGAAAGCAAAACCGAATTAAACGTGTTGTTCGAAAAAGCCATGACAGAACTCGGACGTCGCCCCGATAAACTGCCCAATAATTAACCTGTAAGTTAATTTCTCACCATAAACTATCATTTTGTTGATGTCAACAAAATGATAGTTCTTTTTCATTCATGCATTATAGCAACTGTGCCGATATTTGGCAAACATTCTATGCAAAAGTTAAATTTAATGGTGGCGATTGCGCCGATATCAATAATTGGTCCCTAATCGATTTACAATTCACAAACTAAACATTTAAATACTACAGTCAAGCTCCCTTTAGGGCGGGGGGTGCATTATAGCATTATAGCATTTTAGCATTATAGCACTATAGCATTCCCACATTTTTTTTCTGTCCTTTCCCATCATTCCACCTTATATTATATTCGCCTCAAATAAACTCCGGTTTTCGTACTTCGGTCTTCCGACTTCCGACTTCCGGCCAATTTCTAATTTCTAATTTCTAATTGAAAATTTGGCCATGGCACAAAGCTACGACAGGCGAATAAATCTATACATCAACGGGCGCGAAGTTCAAAACAACATTGCATCCATACGCAAAGAAATGTTCAAGCTCACCAACGAGCAGGCCCGCATGACCATTGGCAGCCGCGAGTACCAGCAGCACGCCGCACAGATTAAACGCCTCAAGGGCATCATGGCACAGCATGTGCACGATGTTAACAACATCAAAAAAGGTTGGAGCATGAAGGGCGTTGCCGATGGCTTTAACCGCTACTTTGCAATGGTAACCGCTGCAATGGCTTCTTTCGCCGGTGCAGCGCTTACCATAAAATCTGCGGTACAGGCTTTCGCCGAGTTCGACGATAAACTGGCCGACGTAATGAAAACCACCGGCCTCACCAAAGACCAGGTAAAAACCCTCAACGGCGAACTCAAAAAAATAGATACCCGCTCGGCGCAAACCGAACTCCTCGACCTTGCCCGCGTGGCCGGTAAACTGGGCATCACCGCCGAAGACGAAATTCTTGGCTTTGTGCGTGCTGCCGACAAAATAAAGGTCGCCCTCTCCGAAGACCTTGGCGGCGATGTCGAAGAATCAATCAACCAACTCGGTAAGTTGGTCGATATTTTTAAACTGAAGGATGAGTTTGGAATCGAGGATGCACTCATAAAAATCGGGTCCGCAATCAACTCCCTCGGTGCCGCAGGTACTGCCAACGAAGCCTATATGGTCGAGTTCAGCAAACGCCTTGCCGGTATTGCTCCCGCAGCCGGTATGAGCATTCAGGAAGTACTTGGCCTTGCCGCAACGCTCGACGAGCTGGGGCAAACTTCCGAAGTCTCCGGAACCGCTATCGTTCAGGTTATCGGCAAAATGTTTAAAGACACCGCCGCTTATGCCAACATCGCCGGCATGTCAATCGACGATTTTACAAAACTGCTCAATACCGACGCCAACGAGGCATTCATTAAACTGCTCGAAGGCGCAAGGGGTTCCGGTACCGGGTTTGGCGAAATGGCTAAAAACCTGCAGGGCCTTGGGCTCGATGGCGCCCGCTCAACCGCCGTGCTTGGAGTATTGGCAAACAACATCGATAAGCTTCGCGAAAAACAAGCCTTTAGCAACTCCGAATTCGAAAAAGGTACTTCCATCATCACCGAGTTCAACACAAAAAACGAATCGGCGCAGGCACAGCTCGAAAAAGCAAAAAAGGGTTTTGTAGCCATGCAGGTCGAGCTGGGCGAACGCCTTTCTCCTGCCTACACAAGCGTAATACACAAAAGCAGCGCCCTGCTCAAAATATTTGGCGCCACTACCGAATTCCTCTTTAAATATGGTGCGCAACTTGCCGTGGTATTGGCTACAATTGCCGCCTACACCGTGGCCACAAAACTGGCTGCCCTTTGGCAAACCCGCTTTAGTTCTGCAACATTATTATCGGTGGCATCGCAAAAATTACAGGCGATGGCCTTTAAAGCCCAGTTTGCCGGTATTGCACTCTACAACTCGGTCATTGCCCTGCTCACAGGTAAACTCAAAGTTGCCGCCATTCAGTTCCGCGCTTTTTCTGCCGCGCTCATGGCAAACCCCATCGGCATTGTGGTTGGTGTTGTTACTGCCCTTGCTGGTGCGCTGTACCTCTATTCTAAACGAATGACAGAATCTGAAAAGCTGCAAAAAACCCTGAACGGTGTTAATCTCGAAGCCGAAAAACAAATCGTTGAGCAGCGCCTCGAAGTGGAGCAACTCCTTAAAGTAGCCCGCGACGATAACCGCTCGAAAGCCGACCGCATTGCCGCCATAGAGCAGTTAAATAAAATTTCTCCTGATTACCTAAAGGGGCTTTCCCTCGAAACCATTAACACCGATGCCGCAAAATTGGCTACCGACAAATACATCGATTCATTACGACAAAAAGCAAAAGTGCAAGCTGCCCAGGAAAAATTGGTCGAAATCGAAAAAGAACTCATCGACCTCCAAAGTGGCGAAGGTGCAGCGCCAAATTTCTGGCAGCAAACCTGGAACGCCGTTAAAACAGGAGGTAATGTTGCATCTGCTTCAGTGGCAAATGCTGTTACCGCCGGTAATAACCTTATCAAAAAATCGAAACAGCTAAACCTCGAAAAAGAAAAACTTATCGAAATTACCGAAAGGCAATACAACCTCGATAAAACCGCGCCTGGTTCCACCGGCGCTGTCGATTACTCCGCACAAATTAAAGCCAAACAAACCGAACTCGAACTGGCCGCAAAAATGCCCGCCACCACCGATGCCGAAATCGAAGCCCGCACAAAAAAAATTGCAGCCATCAACCTCGAGATTAAAGCCCTAAGGGAACTCTCTCTCGCAAGCGATGCACCAAAAGACCTCATTACCGCAAAAGAGGAAGAGCTCGAAGCCGCAAAACAAATGCCTGCAACAACAAAAGCCGAAATTGCTGCCCGCAACAAAAAGGTGGAAGCCATCGAACTCGAAATTGCTGCCCTTAAAGAACTCGGTACAACCAAACAAGGCGACTCCGGTAAAAAGCAATCCGACGAGGAAATTAAAAAACGTGTCGAAGTTATCGAAGCCGCCAACAATGCCGAAATGGCCGCCATCAACCGCCGCCACCTCGAAGGCCTTACCTCCGACGACCAGCACAAGGGCGAACTCCTCGCGCAGGAAATCAAGTTTCTGGCCGAAAAAATAAAGGTGTACAAGGTTGGCAGCAAAGAGTACGAAGAGGCTGTAAACAAATCGCTCGAAATTCTGGTTACCGAAGACCAGCGCGTAAAAGACCTTTTGCTGAATGAGGAAAAGGAACTTTCCCAGGCACGCACCGAAAACATTACCGACGAGTTTGCACAGCGCGAAGCTATAGAAATGCAGCGCTGGGCCGACGAAAAACGCGAACTCGAAAAAAGGCTAATCGATAAGGAAAACCTCTCCGATACCGAAATTGCCATTAACGACGCCATCAATAAAACCATCGAGAAAAAGGAAATTGCCCACCAGCTAAAAATGAAGGCCATAAAAACCGATGGTAACATTGCCGACCTGCAAAACAAGGTTACAATTGCCACCCCGGTTAACGAAAAGCTGGCCACCAACGACCAGATGAAAACCCTGTTCGATGCCAAACTCGCGCTCATTGAGGCACAGTACGATAAAGAAATGCAACTGGCCGGCGATAACCAAACCGCACAACTCGCCGCCGACCAGCAATACGCCCAAAACCGCTTTGCCCTGCAGCAGGAAATAATGGCAATGGAAGGCGCCAACATCGATTTCCGCATTGCACTCAACCAGGCAATGTATGATCAGGATCTTATCAACGCAGAACAGTACCAGGATAACTTAACCGCTTTAACACAGGAAGCGGAAGAAAAGCGCCATCAAATAAGAGATAAATATTTTTCTGCAGCAAACGAAATACTTTCCGGAGCTGCCGAAATTTTTGAAAACCTCAAAGCTGCTGAACTTGCACAAGCCGGTGATAATGCAGCTAAAAAAGAAGCCATAGAAAAAAAATATGCGAAAAAACAAAAAGCTGTTGCAATAGGTCAGGCAATAATTTCTGCAGCCCAGGCAATAATACAACTATGGGCGCAACCTTCAATTATTCCATCTCCGGCAAACGAAATTTACAAAGGTGTAATGTCTGGCGTCATTGCTGGTATTACTCTTTCCAATATTGCAAAAATTAAAAGTGCTGAATTTTCGGTTGGCGGTCCCACCGGCCACGGTCCCGCCAGCGAACCCGCCGGCATTGTCCACAAAGGCGAAAGGGTTGCCCCCCACTGGATGACCACCCACCCGGTGTTAGGTCCTCACATTGCCGCCCTCGAAACCGTACGCCAAACCAAAACCACAAAATCCATCACCACCTCTCCATCCGTCCCCAATGTCCCTAATGACCCTGTTTCTTCCAACAACCGGCAACCAGCAACCGGCAACCAGCAACCAACAAACCCCGCCATTGCCGCCCTAAAAACCTTCCGCGAAAAAAGAAATGCAGGTCCCAGCGCCGCCGCACAAAAAACATTCTCATCCGGTGGCTACACATCCTCCTCTGTAAGGTTTTCCCCTCCTTCTTCTTTTAAGGAGGGGAGTGCGTTGGATAGTGAAAGAGAGAGGGGTGGTTCGTATAGTGGGCAGCAAAAGGATGGTCAACCCCCCGTAAATGTCCAGGTAACCACCGACCCCGCCATCCTTTCCAAACTCGACCAGCTTGGCGAAAAAATTGCTAACCTCCGCATATACACAGCTATCGAAGACATAAAAAAAGGCGATAAAAAATACACCGAAATCCAAACAACCCGGGGGTTGTAAACAATTAAAAATGTTAAATTAAAAATGATAAATGAATGAAATACAGGCAAATTTTGAACTCCAATAATTTCGAATTTTTAATTTTTAATTTCTAATTGAAATGGCAATAACAGCAACAATACAAGGCGGCGCAGTCCAGCTTACCGGAAACCCGGTTTACATCGAATGTTCCGGTGGTTCTGCTCCCGTTAATTCATCCGAATATAAAATCATGCTCAAGGTAATCAGCCAGGATGGAAAGCTCCCCGGCGCGCCGTTTATCGACGCAATTACCCCCGACGCCAGCGGTGAGGCCATATTCGATATCAGCGGATACGTCGATCAGCCTTTCCCTGTAGTTTTTCAGTGGCCCGTAAACGGTGCGATTAACGCACTTCCTACACAGGCTTTTAATATTCAGGTGCAGGTGGGCGAACGGTACATCGACAGTAACGACCTGCTCCAGGAAACATGGGGCGCTACTTCCGAAGTGTTCCAAATGCTAAAGGGCGGCCTGTCGCCCCGCCAGGTGGCAACCATGAACGACGCCGGTTTTACATTTTACGCCAAATATGTTCAGGCCGGAAAATTCCTCACCGCACGCCCATCGGGCGACATAGTACACCCGCTGCAACCCGTAAAACTCTGGTTTATGCCCGATGGCAATAACCTCTCAACACTGGCAATGAGAGCTTATTACGACGACGGAACCGACGTACTTAAAACAACGGCTGTTTTCCTGAATACCGATTACCTGTACGAGTTCAACGTTAACCCCGTAACAATGGGGCACACGCTCGAACCCACCGGTAAACGGATGACATCATTCAACGTGTGGCTCGAATACTCCGGCAGCCTGGTATCGGAAACACGCAACTTCCAAATCGACTGGACACCCTGCGAACGCCCCGTGTTCCTCATGTTTGCAAATACTTTTGGCGGGGTCGACGATGTTTATCTTTCAGGCTACATCCAGGATAAATTCACCACCCGAGGTAACATCAGCTACCGCCCGCCACAGGTTACCGATACTGTGTACACCCCAACCCTGCTGCAGCTCAACAAAACAGGGCTAAACCGCTGGTCAATCAATTCGGGATGGAAATCGATTACTCAGATACAATACCTGCGCGACCTGCTCGTGGCCAAACAGGCGTGGTATTTATATACCAATATCACTCAATCAACCACAAGCATCATCCCAATTACCGATATCACCGCCGACGAAGTTCTGGTGAACCGCAAGGATGATACGTACAGCATACAAATCGACTTCTCCGAAGCCCACGAGAGTAAACACTCATTCGATAACCGCAGTTTTTAATTAAAAATGAAAAATTATAAATTAAAAATTGAAGAACTTTTCTTAGCTCCCTTCAGAGCTTGTCCCGATTTGTCGGGAGCGGGGGGTGCATTCACGCATTCACGCATTCACGCATTCACGCATTACCTATGTTAAGTTTCACCATAAATAATATCCCTTTGGCCCTCTCCACCGAAACATCGGTGCGCATTACATGGACCAACCCGGCCTGCTACTTCGACAGCATCCCTGGCGACGTGGGAATGGGAATCGACATACCCGTGAACGAAATTAACCGCATGTTACTGGGCAATCCCGAGCGCTTCGAGAAATACGGTAGTAGTACTTCGCGCGAAATCCCCGGCTTCGAAATACGTTACGGCGGTTACCTGTTACTGGCCGGCACACTCATAATTCAAAGCGCAAGCCCAACTGCTTACAGCGGGTGGCTGCGCTCCAACGTGGGTAACCTGGGCAAAGAGCACCGCGAAAAATACATCTACGAAATACCAGCCTTTGATGTGCCTGTATCATTCGTAAACAAAGCCGACTACGACCCCGACACCGACCACTACGGATGCCCCACTTATTTCAACCCGGATTTTTTTAAAGACAAAGGCCGTAAAATTAAAGTTCCAACGCAGGTGCCAAACCCTGAATATTCAGAAGGCAACGGAGAACCTGCCTTTATACCCGACGAGATTGAAACTGAAGCATTAACCGAAGCATTTCGAAAATCTTCCCTTTACCGGGTTAACCCAACTTATCCCGGGGGAGATGCTGGGCCAAGCGGTGATATTAAAACAGAAGTTTCAACATCTGTAATCAGCACACTCGAAACAAACCTGAATGTATATGTGGTTTCGCCAATGCTTTTTCTAAATTTTGTAATAAAAACACTTCTGGCTGATGCTAAATTTTATATCGCTCAGGATGCCATTGCCGCCAGCGACGATTTAAAACGACTTGTAATTTGGAATAATTTCGACATTACAAATATTGATTATACAATCGACACGCAAAATACACCTATTTTTACACAAGATTGGGCAAATCCCGGGACAGTACAAAGCAGATCATGGGTGATTAATTATATCGTTCGACATTACAACGGTATGTTCAAATACCGCGACCTACTGCCAAAAATAAAGCTCAAAGATTTTTTGCTGGGCATTCAAAACCTGCTCAACTTGTGCTTCCATTTTTTGCCCGATGGAAAGGTGAACATCATCGACCGCGAAACCATCATCACAAGCGCACCCATCGACATTAACAGCTACATGGTGAACGAGTGGGAAATTGCGGAGAAAAAAGATGTTACCCTGAAATTCAAATTCACGCACGACAACGACGACACCTATTTTGCCGAACGCTGGGAAGATGTTGACGACCGCCGCCCCGATGAAAAAGAACCCGTGGCAACGTGGGACGACATTATGGCCATTCAAAACCCCGAAATTGGCGAAATGCGTTATATTAAATCGGAAAATATCTACGCGCAATATACCTGGCTGCAACAAAAGGAACAGGACGTTACAAGCGGTAATGAAATAATGACAGACGCGCTTGGATGGGAACATATTGCTTCGGGTTTTCAAAACGGTTTTTTCAATTCAAATAAAAACGAGGTGGAAGAAATTGAAACCGTGTTTAGTACCATTACCGGAGATCAAACCGTAATGAGTTATCATGCAGGAAACATACAAAGTATGAAACTGGCCTACCAGAATTTTACCCCCCGCCTGTTTTTTTATAATGGTTGGAATACAGCGAAATTCCAAACCGACACGCTCGCATTGGATTGGGAAAAAGAAAACATCGGGCTTATTGCAAAACGCTGGCCACGTTGGGCCCGGTTCTGGTGCCAGCGCCTGCCAGTTACGGGCGAAGCCGCCTTGCCGCTCAACATGCTCGATTACGTGGTGCGCAACATCACCAACAAATTCAGGATGCGCTCCGGCGAGTTCATCATTGAAACCCTCGAAACAGAGTTCAGCCTAAACAGCATCGGAACAACAAAAATTACAGGCTACAAAAGCGACTACGTGCCTAACTCTTACGACATAACACAGCACTGGTCGCCCGATAACCTGATTATGATGGATGAAATAATTGATTTTACAGAATTTGATAACTGGAATTTTAAGTTATGAAAACAATCTTAGACGGAACCAGTCGCCGCGTTGGCGCAATTTTTAACGAAATCGACACCAACTTCGTGGAAGTCTGCAACAGCATCCTCCGCATTGCCTTTCCCGACTACACGCTGAAAGGCTATGCCGAAACCGAACCCGCATCACCCGCACTGTTCGATTGCTACCTGGTAAAGGATGATGCAACAATTTGGGAACTCGAGTGCGAAAAAAACAACATACTTGCCTGGGATGGTGCCGCATGGGAAATACTCCCCTGGAAAATAACCGAAATAAACGAAGCCCTCCAGTTTCTTTATTTCGATGCCAACAAAATTATGATTGAGACAATCTCAGGCATTACAGGCGCAAATGTGCAGGCCGCCCTCCATGAAATTGCCGCCGCCCTCGTTACCGCCGGGCTGCTTACACCAATCTCCGGAAGTGGAAGCGTAAGTGTATAAACCAATGATAAATGATAAATTTAAAATGGTAAATGAATGGAATACAGGCAAAATCCGAACACCAATAATTTTTAATTTACAATTTTTAATTTTTAATTGAGTATGCCAGAAAGACTACGCACAAAATCAGAACTAAAACGCCTCTTCACAAACCTGCGTCGCAAAATGATTACCGACAACATGATGTCGATTCTTATCGACGTGTTGTGGCGCGACCGCGTACAAAGCGACTGGAACCAAACCGACCAGTACCGGGAAGATTTTATTGAAAATAAACCCACAATACCAACCGTACACCCACCGGTAACTATCGACCCCGATTCAGCAGGTGTTGCAAGCATCGACGAAAACCAGGTTCTTACAATCACCACATCTCAAAACAATACTGATTATGGAATACAGTCAGGTGGTGAACGTGTATGGATTCAGAATTATGATTATACCGTACTTCCTGCAATTTATTATATCAACGGAGTGCTTTACAACTCGCCCCAAACAGACGTTACACTTGCAGCAGCCGATGCCACTAACGGCCGCATTGATTTGTTTGTGCTGAATACAGATAGCGAAGTGGTGGTAATAACAGGAACACCCTCCGAAAACCCATCTATTCCTTCACTTGATGCTGCGACACAACTCTCACTTGGGTTTGTTCTTGTAACAGCCAACACAACTCAACCTGCCGGTGTTACAGATGAATTGGTTTACAATGAAAACGTGGAATGGACAGCGAGTGCATATGGTGTATTAGTTGACTTTGAATCAGCAACATTGCCGAAATACGGAATCGTATGCGCCGATGTTGACACAATTGGTAATGACGATTATTTATTATTTACTGCCGCAGCACCCGTAAATTTTGCAGACTACGAAAATATTATTTCATATATAAAATTTAAAGAATCCCTTTCCACGAAAGAATCAATATCAGTTCGGTTTTTATTGAACGGTGTTGGTGTAAGTAACCAGTTTGAAATCCCGTTTGTAAAATCAAATCTTTCGTGGCAGGCAGGGGTTTTACCAATCAATATGTTCACGCTTTATGCTGAAACATTCGATGCTGTAAAATTTATATGGAAAACAAAAGGGTTAATACCCTCTTTCCATAATGGTTTTTATTTCGATTACGTGAAATTGCAGTTAGGTGTGGGGCTGACAATTTACAACGACACCATTGTTTTAACAGGCGATGTTGCCGGAACAGGGAAATTAGGACTGCCCGTACCAACTACTTTGGCAACGGTAAATACTGATGTTGGAACGTTTGGCGATTCTACAAATGCTGTAACTGTTACAGTTGATGCAAAAGGAAGGATTACGGCGATTTCGGAAAGTGCTATTGCGGCAAACACTGACAAAGTAAAATATGATGCTTCCGACCCAACTGCCGGATACCTTGCTGCCAAAATCATTGCCGGAACGGGAATAGCGATTGAGGAAGGAACTGGGGATGATGAAAATAAGTTGGTTATTACAAATTCTGTAACACTTAATTCAAATTATCTAAAAGACTGGATAGAATTTGAATTTCGCGACATCACCGCCGGAACAGCAGCCGATTATGTTTTAGATTTGAAAGCACTGGTCGGATATACAATTGACAGCGCAGTGATGCAGGTTGACACCGGAACCCTAACAGTAGCCGTAAAAATAAACACAACAGCAGTTACCAGCCTTTCAGCAGTAGCCGCCGACACCACAATAACCCAAACCACCGCAACAGCCGCCAACAGCGTAACAGCAGGCGATAAGGTGATACTTGCAGTTAGCACAGCCTACACCGGCGCACCTACATTGATGCGGGGAAAACTTAACTTAACACGCACGTAATGGGACACAGAATTTTATATATACCACGCCAATCAACCACGCCAATTAATTTAGAATTTATTACTGAATGGAATTTGCCGTCTGGAAATTTTACTTTTCCAACTGCTAATGAAGGAACATTTGACGCTGTTATTGATTGGGGAGATGGTACAGCGACATCTGTAATAACAGCTTATAATGATGCCAATTTAATCCATAATTATACATCGTCTGGAACTTATCAAATAATAATAACAGGTTCATTTCCAAGAATGTGGGTGAATAACAATGCAGATGTTAAAACAAAACTAACAAAAGTAATACAATGGGGCGATGTCGGATTCCTATCTTTTGCAGGTGCTTTTTATGGGTGTGTTAATCTAATTTCACTTCCAGACAGCAGTATTACGGGAGCGACAGGTGTAACGGTAAATGCATTTTACCGAACATTTTACGGTTGCACAGGTTTAACATCTATCCCAACCGATTTGTTCAGGTATTGTACTTTAGTATCAACATCGGGATTTCTTGAAACATTTTTAGGTTGCACAAGTTTAACATCTATCCCCACTGATTTATTCAGATATAATACATTAGTTTCAACATCAGGGTTTTATGGGACTTTTTCCACGTGCACAAGTTTAACATCTATCCCCACTGATTTATTCAGATATAATACATTAGTTTCAACATCAGGTTTCGCTTACACTTTTAGAAACAATACAGGTTTAACATCTATCCCAGCCGATTTATTTAGATATAATACATTAGTTTCTACGTCAGGGTTTACTTATACTTTTTACGGATGCTCTAATTTGGCTGCTGTACCAGCTAATTTATTCAGATATAATACATTAGTTTCAACATCAGGTTTCGCTTACACTTTTACTGGCTGTGTAAAATTGCAATTAAATAGAAATATATTTTATGCTGATGGCGAACAAAGCACGAGATTTTTAAATCAATCCATAAGTTTTAATGCCTGTTTTTTAAGAAATTCATTTACAGGCATACAAGGTGAGGCACCTGATTTGTGGAATTGTGATTTCGGAACCGGAACACCAATAACAACCAGGTGTTATGCAAATTCAGGTAACAGTCTAACCAGTTTAAGTAATTATGCTGATATACCGGCAGGGTGGAAATAAAACGCTATTTGAAGATATGAATTACAAACCCAATTAATAGTGAAAAGTGGACAGCATGAATGACATTGACAGTTTAAAAATGTGGCTTTGGGCGACAGTCGGGATTATGAGTATAATGACCGCAATATTAGGGTATTTCCTTTCAAACCGTGACGCTGAAATAAAGAAGCGTGATGAAACGGTTCAGAGGATGCTTTCAAATATGTCGGAAGTCATTGAGCAGTTAAAAACAATTGTAAACGGTATTCAGATTAATCAAACGATCCGGCAACCGATACTTGAACAGCAGCTTGAACACCACAGGAAAAATATTGATGAAAATACAATGAAAATTGAAAAGATTGATTTGCGGTTGACAACAATCGAAACAGAGCATAAAAATGCTTATTGCAAATATCCGCAATATTCAACACGTAAAAAATCAGCAGAATGAGAACAATTAACGAAATTATTATCCATTGTGCCGCCACAAAACCATCAATGGATATTGGCGCCGAATGGATTCGCAGAATCCACGTTCAGCAAAACAAATGGAAGGACATTGGCTATCACTATGTAATCAGACGTAACGGAGCTGTTGAAGATGGCCGCCCCATTTCACAGACTGGCGCACATTGCAAAAACCATAACACCGGAACAATAGGAATCTGCATGGTAGGCGGAATATCCGAAACCGGACGGCCTGAGAATAACTTTACCCCGGAACAATTCGAAGCGGTTCAGTCTCTAATTAATTCGCTTGTTGAAGTTTATCCTTCAATAACAAAACTATCGGGCCATAACGATTATGCAAATAAAGCGTGTCCCTGCTTTAATGTTAATGAAAAACTGAGGTTATGAAAACAAATGGATTTTTTGATAGCATTTCAGGAAATAAATCAAGTTCCCGATTAATAGGAGCAAGTATTATTGCTTATGCTATGTTAATGTCAACTGGTATTTTGCTTTGTGTTTTTCTTTTAAAGGAACTTTCGTCAGGTGATATTATTGCAATAGTAGGTTCTTCCACAGGGTTTTTTACAACTGTATCAGGTGGAGCAATGATATTTTTATTCAATCAAAAGAAAACCGAAGTAAAACAAGAACAAGAATAAAACAGTTACGGGTGGCTGACCAATATACCCGGCGTTCTTTGCGAATTATTAATTTCTATATTAAAAATAATCGTCTAGAAAAGATTTGATTGGATTTATCTAAACTTGAATCAGACCAAGGCAGTTTTTAATATGGGTTTGCACGGAAGCGCAGGGGTTTGCGCTTCCAAACCAAAAAAAAACATTCTCACCCCGGCCCTAAAGCCTGCCCGACTGTTAGGCGGGGGTGACTAACAAACATTATATGATCTACAATCAAAGCTCCCTTTAGGGCGGGGGGTAAAAAAGAACTACAATGGAAACAATCAACATCAACAAAGCCTCTGCAGCCGATTTGCAGAAAATCACAGGCATCGGTCCCGTGCGGGCCACCAAAATGATCGAACACAGAAAAAACAAAGCATTTCGTGACATCTACGAAGTTTCCAATGTTGCCGGCCTCGGCAAAAAACGAATGGATAAAATAATTCAGCAGGACATCTTAATCGAAATCAAATGAAAACAGTCATCTTATTTATCATTTTCCTGGCTTCAGGAATATGCTACGGCCAAATCACAAATACTGTTTTCGATTTAGACACTTCGACAAAAATCTACATCGACCCATTGAATCATGGCAACGGCTTGTATGGAACTTTAATAACAGAAGTGGCAAAACGGAATGTGCATAAAACAGCATCAGGCCAGTATTATATTGAAGTTCCGCAACCTGTTGGGATCGACCCAAAACTTTCAACTGCGTCAAAACGATTTTATCTGGGCTGGCTCTACCAGGCAAAAGGGTATGAAAATAGGTCCGTATTTACAAATAGTACGAAATCATCATTTTGGTACTTTCAGCTTTCTACGAAAAATCAGCTTACAAAAATTTACCTGCCAAACTCTATTATGAAATGAAAAATCAAAAAGTACTTTGGATTCTATCGATCCTGTTCATTCTTGCAACGTTCATCCACATCGGGGTTGTTAACCGGAAAATTAAGCGATTAAACGAAATTAACCAGATGCAGGCAATTCAATTGTCAACACTCAACGATTCTGTTTCGGTATATCAAAATAAAGCCGGAGAATTAACCTATAAGTTGAGTGTTGTTGAAGTAGATCATTCGAACCTCAAAGAATCACTCGCGATGGCCAATTTCGATATTAAAAAATTGCGCGAAAACGACATTAACTGGCGAAAAATAAACAACGCGCTTAAACTCGAGCTCGCAGCCGCGGGGCATGGCGAAACCGCCCTTACAGACAGTTTCTACCTGGTTAAAACAGATACAATTCAATACAGCGCCTTCACCTGGTCGAATAACTTTCTGAACCTGCAGGGGAGCGTACAGGATGAACGGTTGTTTTTCGATTATAAATACAAAACAGGCATTTCCATTTTTCAGGAGCAGAAACGAAAAGAAACTGTGGTTTCTGTAATGCTCACCGACCCGAACGCTTCAATATCAACAGCCAACAGCATAACGGTGAAACATAAAAAACGCATTTGGGAGCGCGGGTGGCTGTGGGCTGTGGTTGGTTTTACCGGCGGAGTTATTGCAACCAGGTAACTTCTCTTTTACTGCCTACTCAAAACCTGCCGCTGCCTACTCATTTCTGTCCTTTCCGTTAAACGCATTATAAAGTAAACTTGTACAGCATTTATAATTTCTAATTTTTAATTTATAATTGAAAAGATGGCAACACAAAAATTCCTTTTTAAAAATACAGCAGGCGCCTGGGTGTTTGGCAATACAGTTAACAGCATTTGCCCTGCCGGAACTTACCGCCTCGATGCGGCCCCCGGAGGCACTGTTTCGGTAAGGCATATCTATAACAGAGACATAGCCGACCAATTTGGAACCACGCATTCCGATTTTAAAAAGGCCGATGGCAACGCTTATGCATCGCTGGCCGAATTTATTGCTGCTACGCTCGACTTTTTTGTCGAACCCGCAAGCATGGGCGGCCCCGGCAGCCAGGCAATGAGTGCCGGAAGGCTTGGCACACATGGCGAAATCACCAGCCTTGCCGAAGCTTTTTCGCTGGGCTCAGGTAAATACTTCTCGGTATGTGTTGTGCCAAAAGTTGCAAGCACCGAAAGCATACTTGTGGCTGAAATTAAATTATACTTCGACACCGAAGCATCTAATTTCCCGCTGCCAATCAACGACTGGACACCGGGAATCATCTCCGAAATACCCGCTACCGCAATCGATACAACCAACTACTATATTTTCTGGGCTTATTAAACTGGTTATTATGGCACTATTAATTGGCATTCGTTCCCGTAAATCGGGCGTAAATTTTTCAGAAGCTACACACGCCTATGGTGTGCAGTGGGATGTGTTAAACAGCAACCCTGCAGTTACCCGCATAGGCGCACTCGCGTTGCACACCACACTGCCGGTGCATAACCAGGTTAAAACATGCCTCCTGCTCGACAACGGCACAGTTAATTACTACCTCAAACCCGATGACTGGACAAAAAAAGCCGATGGCAGTGCCAGTGACCTTACCGGTACCGACGGGCAAATTATGGTTGAAATACCCGCTTTTTACTGGAAGTTTGAAACCGACAGCAACATCCGCCAGGTTATGGTTTCGAAATACCCGCTAACCGGTTATACTCAAGTGCCCAAAATGTATGTGAGCGCTTACGAGGCCGCGCTCCAACGCAGCAACCTTAAACTGGCAAGCGTAAAAAATACAACAGCCGATTTTCGTGGCGGCAGCAACAATACCGCATGGGACGCTGCTTACAATACACAGCTTGGCCGCCCGGCTACAAGCATCAGCCGCACAAATTACAGAACTTACGCCCGCAACCGCGGCGCCGGCTGGCAAATGTACACCTACCAGGCACACACCGCGCTGTGGTGGCTGTTTGTAACTGAATATGCAACGCTCAACAGCCAGGCAAACGTTGAATATGCGCTTACTGCCGAAGGTTATAAACAAGGCGGCCTTGGAGCAGGGGTTTCTGCGCTCGACAGCACCAGATGGAGCCACCTTACCGCTTATAACCCCGTTATTCCATGCGGCGCTTCCGATAGCATTGGCAATGGTTCAGGCGATGTTTCGTTCACTATGCCTTTCGAGTATAACGCAATACCGGCAACATTCGTAAATCTGTATAGTGCTGCCACTGCCTACACTGTTGGCCAGTACACTTCGTACAACAACGCATTGTACAAGTGCATACTAAACTCAACGGGTAATTTGCCAACAAATACCACCTATTTTACAGCAGTTTCGTTATTTCTGGGCGAATACAATGCTGCCACAACCTACCAGCCCGACGATTTTGTTTCTGTGGGCGCAAACTTGTATAAGTGCATACTCGAATCAACCGGCAATGCCGTTGACAATACAACATACTGGACCGCCATAACGCGCACCACCACCCTGGTGAACCGCTACCGTGGTGTTGAAATGCCGTTTAGCCATATATGGAAAAATGTTGATGGTATTAACATTAATATACAAGCCGACAGTGCCGGGGCCGAATCGCAGGTGTGGGTAGCCGATAATCCTGCAGACTGGAACGACAGCAATTATACAAACTATGAAAACCGCGGACTAATCAACAGGGGCAATGGTTATGTATCAGCCATTCTTTTTGGTGCAAAAGGTGACTGGTTGCCAACTTCAGTAACCGGTGGCAGCGCTACCTTATATTATTGCGATTACTTTTACACCTCGATTCCTGCCTCCGGAGAGAACCTTCGCACACTGCTCGTGGGCGGCCATGCGAGTAATGGGGCTTATGACGGTTTCGTTCATGCGCATTCGATTAATGCTCCTTCGCTTACGTATGCGCATCTCGGGTCGCGCCTTTGCTTTTTACCGTAACCGGAATACGATAGGCGAAGCGCGAAGCACGGAACTCCGACCCGAATTATGAGGGTCGGGCGAAGCCCCGATTTTTTTTATATTTTTGAGTTCTTTAAAATAATGGTTGTTTACCTGTGACCCTGCTCGTGGGCGGCAATGCGAATAATGGGGCTAATGACGGTTTCGTTAATGCGAATACGAATAATGCTCCTTCGAATACGAATGCGAATATCGGGTCGCGCCAATGTTTTTTAATACACAGGTAAAGGCCTTGCCTCTTGGCAAAAAATAAATACGTAAAAAAGGAGTGCTGGTAACCCGGTTCACATCGGGCGAAGGCTCTCCTGAAACAAAGCAAAACAAGCACCATACTTCAGTATGGTGATTTAAACGACAAAACAACCCGCCCCGTGGTAAATAGCTGCGGAGCACAAAACAAATTAAAAAAATGAATGGCAATTGCAACTACCAACCACCTGCAACTGTACCGTATTCAAACACGGGCGGCGGCCAGGTAAATTTCATGGTTTCGCGAAACGACAAGGAAGACGCTGACGGCAAAATACAGGAAAACTGGGATTACCAGGTTGCCGAAGTAAGCGACTTTAAACGCGAAACCATTATTGCTGCTATTATTCGCGAAAAATATAGCCAGCACGCCGTTGAAGCAATTATTAACAATCACCTTACCGGAGAAGATGCCGGCGAGTTCGCACAGCTCCAGAACTGGCGAAACCTTGCCAAAGCCGTGGCCGATGGGTTGTACATGAAAACCGACCTTCAGGAAACTTTATCTGCAGAAATAATCGACCGCTTAACCAAAATAGACGAAACACTGCAGGCCGTAGCCGAAACATTAATCGAGAAAGGAATAACACCATGACACCAACCGAAAAAATAGAAAAATACCTCATTAAAAGGGGTGTTACTTTTGAAGAAAAAAGCAAGGTAAAACAAAAGGCATCACATATATCAACGGCAGCAAAACAAAAAGAATTGCTGCTTACCATTGCTGCCGATTTAGGGTATATTCAACTGTAAATAATATTTATTATTTTCACCGGCCAAAATTGCTGCCGGTGAAACGCGTATCTGCTTTATACAGTAAAATAACCGACCTCGAAAACCTTCGCCTTGCCGACCAGAAAGCGCGCAAAGGCAAAAAGTATTCCCGTGGGGTGTTGCTACACGATTTGTCGCGCGACGAAAACATTTTCAAGCTGCACACCACGCTTTGCAGCAACAGTTTTAAAACATCGCCCTATTTTGTATTTAAAATTTATACCCCCAAAGAGCGCGATATTTACCGCCTGCCTTATTACCCCGACCGCATTGTTCACCACGCCATATTAAATATACTCGAACCATTGTGGGAGTCGCTGTTTACTGCCGACACCTATTCGTGCATCAAAGGCCGCGGCATACATGGTGCAGTAAGGGCAATAAAACGCGATTTACACGACACCGAAAATACCCGCTTCTGCCTTAAACTCGATGTGCGTAAATTTTACCCCAGCATCGACCACGATATACTAAAACAAATTATTGCCCGTAAAATAAAATGCCCCGAAACACTGGCATTGCTTTCCGAAATTATCGACAGCACCAGCGGCGTGCCCATTGGTAATTATACAAGCCAGTATTTTGCCAACCTTTACCTGGCTTATTTCGACCACTGGATAAAAGAACAAAAACAGGTAAAATATTACTACCGTTATGCCGACGATATTGTTGTTCTGGCCGCCACAAAAGAAGAACTCCACCAGCTTTTCGAAGAAATAAAACAATACCTCACCGCCACCCTCACAATCGATGTAAAAAGCAACTACCAGGTATTTCCGGTAACCGCCCGCGGGGTCGATTTTGTTGGGTACCGATTTTTTCACACCCACACATTATTGCGGAAATCAATTAAAAAACGTTTCGCCCGGGCAGTAGCCCGCAAAGGCAATTCGTTGCAGGTACATGCCGCTTACTGGGGATGGGCAAAACATTGTAACAGCATCAACCTATTAAAAAAGCTAAATATGAAATTGTTTTCAGATCTGAACGTTCCGGCGCCAACCGGCTCATTTATTGGCGAAAAAATAAAAATAGCCAAAATCATGAACCGCGAAATTGTTATACTCGATTCGCGCATCGACGATAGCAAATACCCCAAAAACAAATCGGGCAAGGTGCTCATGCTCCAGCTCGAAGTGGACGCAGAAAAGCGCATCCTCTTTACCGGGTCCGATGTGCTAATCGGGCAAATTCAGCATGTAAAAAAAGAAGACTACCCCTTTAAGGCCACCATCGTAAAAGAAGGCGAATACTTCCAGTTTACATAAACCACTCGCCACTTTTCCCCAATCATGTTCAGAATACCTGTTTACTGAGCAGGTAAATTCCATTCACCTGCTCAGTAATTTCATTTAACACTGTCAATCTCCCGACGTTGACATGTTAAATCAGTAGCACTTTCTTCTTTGCCTCTGCCTTTGCCTACTGCCTACTCCCCCCGATAGCTATCGGGGCTCCCAACTGCCAACTCTTTTTCTGTCCTTTCCGGTTTATCCACAAAAGCTTAAATTTCAGCTTTAATTATTAATCATTAAAATTTTTACACCAATGAAAAAGATTTTGTTTTTTATTTCTCTTTTGTTTGCGGTGATTTGCTACGCAGCCCCGCCACCCGGTTTAGTTCCTGACCCGGTAACCGACCAGTGCGGTTTTGTAGTCCAGGTTCAGGATAACCAAAACGTAACCGTTTATAATTTTGATGTGCAGGAGGTCGCGTTTAATTACCTTGGCAATTTTGAAATGGCCAGTTACCAGGAATACATGTTTAACCCGGTTGCGAAGCTGGAATTCCCGGTGATGGTGATGAATGAAAATTATTTTGCTTTCGCGCAAGAGTTAAATAAACCGCCCTCGTTACTATCCGATGGGCTTATAAATAATAGAAACTACTTGCGAAACACTCACTATTGTTATTGTGAGAACAAACAAAATTCGAATTACGGTTATCCATTTACAGGTAATTAGTTTTTTCATATTTATTGGTTTAATTAGGTTGATTGCCCCTGACGTTTATCGTCAGGGGTTTTTTTATGCCTTTGCCTACTGCCAACTGCCTACCCCCGATAACTATCGGGGCTGCCTACTGTTTTTCTGTCCTTTCCCATCCCCCCTGCCCCCTGTAACTTGGCAAAAAAAAACAATGGCAGCAACCATCAGGCGAAACCTGGCACTGAAAGAATACGACATTAAGGAACTACCCACGGGCAAACAACCGGTGTTCAGTATAAAATTCATCAAAAACAATGGCGAACTGGTATTTATGCCCCGCGCCGTTGCCTGCGGGCTGAATGCAAATATGAAATCGAACCGTTTGCGCGGGTTTATTCCCGTTGATGCAAATAATGAAGGAATAGGCCACCCAACCCCGGTTAACATCGATGCAATTATCGAATGGAACGGAAAGAAAGTCCAATTGTAAATGAAAAATGAAAAATATAAATTAAAAAAAGGAATTACCCCGGCCCTAAAGCCTGCCCGACGTTCAGGCGGGGGAGTAAAGAACCATCCAACATATTTTGAACTACGGGAAAGCTCCCTTTAGGGCGGGGGGTAATTTTTAATTGACAATTTTTAATTTCTAATTGAATATGGCAAACTTAGTTTTTAACAACAACGGCGTTCCGCTGGTAGGCTTTGGCACCCGCAGCGGCATGTACATGAGTACCCCGGGCGCACCCGATGCAAAACCTAAAAAGGTGGCCGAACCTACCGACAACGACCCCGATAAAACACTGGCCGGAAATATCGAAATTGTCGACTGGGGCGCCGGTAACCGCTTCCCAACCGATGCCGACGCTATCATTAACTCGGTTTCAGTACTCAATTCCGGACTAAAATTTATCCGTAATTTTACGCTGGGGCAGGGCATTTTTCCGGTTACCGTTGAAGGGTACGACGACGACGGCAATGAAGTGCTGAAACCCATACAGGAAACGAAAATTCAAAACTTCGCCAAAAGCCGCCTGGTGCGCCGATACCTCGAAAAGGCAACCCGCGATTACCTGAAGTTTGGCCCCGCCTTTGTACAGTTGCTGCCAAACACCGATGGAAGCCAGATTGTGGGCATCAACACCATCAACGCCAAATACTGCCGCCTGAGCCGCGCAAACGCCAGTGGTATTATCGAAAAATGCATTGTTTCGGGCAAATGGCCCGATACGCCCGGCGATGGCGAATTTACAACCATCGACGCGCTCGACGAGTACGATCCGCAGGCCGACCTCATGCGCCGTAAAATGGGCAAACAGGTAAAAGGCCGTACATTTGTGCAGGTAATCCGCGATTCGTGGAGCAACAACGAATACTACAGCTCGCCAATATGGTACACCGCTTACACCGCCGGGTGGGTCGATGTGGCTAAAAAAATACCCGCTTTTCTGAAAGCAGCTTACCAGAACCAGATTACCTGGAAATGGCACGTTCAGATTCCTTACGCTTTCTGGGATAAAAAATACCCCGAGGCACAGTTTAAAACCACCACTGAACGCGAAGCTGCCATTTCAGGTTTTATGGACGAAATTGAGACCAACCTCTGCGATACCACCAACGCCAACAAACCTATTTTTACTTTTTTCGAAATCAACGGCCAGGGCAGGGCAGAGGAACAGTGGATTATTAAACCACTCGAAAACAAACTCAACAGCGAACAGGATCTGATTAGTTCTGCCGCCGCCAACTCCGAAATTTTGTTTTCGCTAATGATTAACCCAAATGTTTTGGGCGCAGGTATGCCAGGCGGAACCTACGCAGGCAACCAGGGCGGCAGCAACATCCGCGAGGCTTTCCTGGTGAACATTGCCAACGCATGGCTCGACCGCCAGAACCTGCTCGACCCCCTTGAAACTTACACCCGCTTTAATGGCGCGCCCGATAATATGGAATGGCGTTTCCGGAATACCATTCTTACTACTTTAGATACAGGATCAGGAACCAAAAAAACTTTATCATAATGCTTTTCACAACCATCGACGAAATAAAAAATTTCCTGCCCATTGGCGCCGGAAACGATTTTCTGAAGCTGAAACCACACATTCAGAATGCCGAAAACAAGTACCTGAAAGTATTGCTTGGCGCTGGAATGTATGACGAGCTGCAGGAATTCTACGAAGCTGAATACCCTGCCGAACCCACCAAAACGCAGGAGGCCACAAAAATACTCCTCGAAAAGGTGCAGCACGCCGTTATTCACCTGGCTTATTACCTGGGTTTCGATTTTATGAACGTTACAGCCAGTTCTGCCGGTTTTCAGCGTACCGAATCCGACAAACTGAAAGGATTGTACAAATACCAGGAGGATAACCTGAAACAGTATTTTTCCGACTCCGGTTTCAATGCCCTCGACGATGTGCTTGTTTTCCTTGAGGATAACATCGAACATTTTGGCGAGTTCAAGCTCGAACCGAATTACAACGCACTTAAGCAAAGTTTCCTGCCAACAGTGAAAATTGTGGAGGAGATTCCTTTTAATATGCAGGGCAGCCGCCTTACTTTGCTCGCCTTGCAGCCATCGGTTAAATTTGTTGAGGACACAACCATACGCACCACGCTGGGCGATGTCATTTATCTGGCGCTGAAAGAAGAAATGGTGTCCGATAATCCCGATGCCGGTTACGTAGCCCTGCTGCCTTACATACGAAAACCGTTGGTTTACCTTGCCAGCGCGCTGCTGATGGAAGAAACCGGCGCAACCCTGGGCGATAAAGGATTGTATTTCGAAAAAACAGATACAACGGTTCAGAATACAAAAATAAAAGGACCATCGGAAGCCGAACGCATTGCCGCCATGATTGCCCGCAACCGCAACATGGGTTATGCTTATCTCGATATGCTGAAAAGCTACCTTGCCACTAATTTCGAAATTTACGAGGGCACAACCGCACGCTTCAGCCGCGACAATACCGGCAAAAAAACATTCTGGGCATGAACACAATCGAAATAAAATATTACCCGCTCCCCCTGGTTCCCTGGCAGCGATCAGCGAAAGGAACACACCCCGAAAACTGGGAAGAGGTTACACCCGCGCAGCTCGTTGCAATTATTAAATCATTTCGCGGCGAAATCGAAACCAACGCCTTTCTGCATACCATGACAGGCATCAGCCGCCGGATACTCTCCCGTCTGGCGCCGTTTCACATTTATAACCTCGAAAACCTGCTCAGCTTTTTTTCCGACAAAAAACCATACAATACTTTTATAATTAAAAGTATTACGCTGTCTGGCAAAACATTTTTCGCGCCACAACCCAAACTAAAAAAAATGAGTTTCGGGCAGTTTATCTTTGCCGATACCCACTTCGGAAATTATAACTCTAAAAACGAAAAATCAGAGGCTTCCCGGTTCCTCTCCGCGCTCTATTTGCCTGCAAAAACCGGTTTTTCTGAAGATTTAATCGAACAAAACGCTGTTTTCGATAAAACCTCCCCCGTTTTGCTTGAGGCTGTCATTATTAATTACCTGCTTATAAAAGAGTGGCTGGTGCAAATTTACCCGCTGGTATTCGACACCGACAACGATGAGAAAAAACTCGATAAAGAGTTAAAAAAGCCAAAAGCACCGCGCGACCCCATGGCCTGGGTAAAAATATTCGAAATACTGGTTGGCGACGACCTCATTAACCAGGATAAATGGGCCGAAATGCCCGTTCACAACATATTCCGCTTTATGAGCAAAAAAATTAAGGAAAACATGAAAAGAAAAAAATAAACAACATGACAAAATTCAGCGACCTGGTTACTTACTTCGAAAACATTGCCCGCCTGCACAAATCAATTGCCCATACCGAAAGTAAAAAACATTTTTTCCGCTTCGAAATCGACGAGGTTCTGGCCGGGCTTAACCGTACCGATTCTGAATACCCGATGCTCATACTCGAAGGTTATCACTACGATTTTACCGATAACCGCAGCGACAACATCCTCAAAAACCGACGCGGCGCTTTTACGCTGCTGCAAAAAATAAACGACCTTACCGACCACGACGAGATTCACCAGGCATGGGACCACCTGGAGCAAATTGGCGACGATATTCTTGCCCGTATTAAAGCCGACAAATACAACCCGCTTACCCCTGTTGTGCGCGACTTCCAGTTTTCATCAGTAGATGCGCGCACCATCCTGAACGAAATTGGCAACGATGCCGGAATCCGTTACTCGTTTACAATCACAAGCCCGGCCCCGGCTGATGTTGATGCAACCCGCTGGTTTACCTCCGAAAGCGAATAATTATGGAAACAATTACAGGTAACTATGCCAACATTCAGAAACAAAACCAGGCAGTACTGACATGGGTTCCCAAAACACGCTCAAAACTAATTAGCTCGGCCCGCTGGTTCAGCGATGGCAAGACTGAGCCGATGGTAATTCGCGGCAAGGGAAGTAAACGCCGCAACGAGTATAAACTTGCAGCCAGCATACGCAGCAAAACCCGCGAGCAATTTGGCGAAATCGATACAATTACTTTTAGTTTCGAAAGGCATGGTGTTTTTGTGCACAAAGGCGTTGGCCGGGGTTATCCCATAAGAGGAGGGGGCCGCATAAAAAAACGGTCGGGCAAAAGCCGTGTGGCCGTTGAATGGTTTAACCCTGTGCTCGATAAAGACTTCCCGGAACTGGCAAACCGCATTGCCGAAATAAATGCCGATGCAGTATTAAATACAGGACGCGCAATAATAAAATAATGCCGGAAGCCCTGCAGCCGCCTTAGCTGGTAAAACTGCCGGGTGTACCCGCCGCCTGTTAAAGCCAGGCCATTATGCAAAAGTCACGGAGTTGTTAGCCGTGGCTTTTTTTGTATATTGCAACCTTAAACCAAAAACCTTTTACAATGAAAAAACTGATTTTTATTCCTTTTATACTATTAATTATATTCTCGTGCACCAATCAGCGCGTGAAAAACCTGCAGGAGGAAAACAGGCAACTAAAAGACCGGATTGACACGTTATCCACGTGGCTTGCCAAAGAAAGGGTTGAGCGCAGCATCAGCGAATATAAACCCGGTGCAAACCGAACGCCCGAAGAACAGGAACTGCTTGAAGCAGGCGCTTACCTGGCCGCAAAAAAATTTGTCGGGCAAAATCTGAAATCACCGTCAACAGCAAAGTTTGCAAAGTATGGCGACGAAAACACATCAGTAACATCAAACGGAAACCAGTTTTCGGTAAGGCTTTGGGTTGATGCCCAAAATACGCTTGGCGCAATGGTAAGGGAAATATTTTTGGTTGAAATGATTTACGACAGCGCTTCCGATTCGTGGAACCTAATTAAAATAACTTCACTTCAATAACCGGTTATCATAGCTTTTTATATCTTTAATCCGCCAAATCATATAAAACAATGAGTGTGCCCGGGGAAAGATTTTTCCCGGCAGCATACGGGTACATTCATTGTATTTGTTAAAAATATGGTTTGGCAATTATATTATGCTGCCGGGTTTTTCATTTAATACCAATAACCATGGTTGAAGAAAAAAAGGAATCGCCAGACCAAACCCCCCCCGCAGAAACTGCTCCAGACGTAAAAGATATACTCATAGCAACTTTACTGAAAGCATATTCACCCCATGAAACCGATGGACAATTGGAACTGAAATCAACTTTCGATATAGTCGAAGAGATGTCAACCATTGCCGATATCGATAATTGGATAATACACACCGCCATGATTGCAGCCGGGTTTACGGTTCAAATTGCAGGCGATTGTTATTTGTGGAAAATGTACCGGATAAATTAAATACCTGGAAAACCTTCTTTTAGTTTTAAAGGTTTTATTTCTTGAAAATTTACTTTTTTTCGTCCGCAAAAATCAACGATTCAAAGTTTTTCATTTCGCCGCGGAGCATATCATCATCAACATGCACGTAAATCATTGTTTCGGTAATGTTGCTGTGCCCGAGCAGTACCTGCAGTTGTGCCAGGTTTTTTGTTTTTTTCAGCCAGCAGGTGGCAAATGTGTGCCTGCCAGTGTGGTTGGTAACTTCTTTTTCAATCCCTGCAGCTCCAACAATCTCTTTAATGTAAGTATTCATTTTCTGCTCGCTGATGGTGTTAAACAGCAGCTTTGTTTCGCTTTTTTCGTCGGCTATCAGTTGCAACGAGTAGCTGTTAAGAGGAACTTTAACCATGTTTTGCTTTACAGCTTTCGTTTTTTTTACATTAAAAACCAGCATCCCGCCAATAACATTGCCTGCATTAAGTTGCTTCATGTCCGATATCCGCAATCCGGTGAAACACATAAACAAAAAATGGCGCAGTATTTTTTGTTTGGCTTCTGTTAGCTTTTTGCTTTCGTACAAGTCCCACAAAACCTTTAGCTCTTCCGGATTCAGAAACACGCGGCTGGTTGTTGCTTTTCGCAGTTTCACCCGGGAGAATGGATTTTCGCTGATGATACCTTTCCGTATAGCCACATTCAGGTAATTGCGCAATACACGCATTTTGGTATGGATGGTGTTTGTGTCGTTGCCGTGTTTGGTCCGCAGCCAGCGCTGGAAGCTATCTATAAAATCGGGTGTAATTTCCGAAAAAGCCAGCGAAGCCTTATATTTTTTCATGATCTCGATGGCCGATTTATGCGATTTTACGGTGTTGTGCGCCAGTTCTGCTTTACGTTCGGCAATAACCTCGTCAAAAAATTTGTAAAAATCAATCCTCCTGGCCGGGTTCTTCCATTCGTTTTTTAGCAGTTCCGGAGTGAGTTGGATGTTTTGAAGCCGGTATCTCACAGCAATGTCATTCAACCGTGCCAGTGCCTGTTCAATTACCAGGTTATCATCTTTGGTTTCTTTCGAATTTCCCTTAATCCGCAGGGTTTTCGGGTCCCAGTTTGCAGCCAGGCAATTAACGCCGGTATTAAATTTCATGCTTTTATAGCCCACATGCACCATTATATATACCGCAACCTGCCCTTTTTTCCCGGTTTGTTTGGTATTAATGTATGGTTTTGGATTCATGATTTTAGTGAATGAAATTTGAATGAACAGGGTTCATAAAATGGATTTTGAATGAATAATTTGCCCTTTGCATTTTTAAAAGCCTTGCTACACGGGCTATGTAGCAAGGCTTTCGTTTTTTTGTAGTCCCACCGGGAAAACTTTTTAAAACTGAATACCTTGTTTTTATTGGGCTTTGAGGCATAATCGATATTTGTTTTGAATGAATTCTGAACCACACGGCTAAGCTTTTCTGATTTTCTTGATTTCCTTTAGTACTGTTTTTGCGTACTTCTACGCATCTATTTTGCGTAGTTCTTCGCTTGTATATCTATCCAGCTTTAATTCTCTTTGTATCCTCGCCGTGCGATGCACTATCTTCAGAGTGGGTCTCTTTTTTAGCCTGGCTCCGGTACACTTCCAATAACTCATCCTTTAATTTTGCTATCTCTGCCTCCTGATCTTGAATTTTTTTAACCCGAGGCCGGCATTCGGGGCATGAATAAAATTCAATATTTGCATTTACTGATTCAATTTTTTCTGCAGGCAATTGATACTTATTATTTTTTTTCTCTCCTGTCAACAAAAAATAAATATCAAAATCAGGAAATTTTTTCATAATATCTCCAAGAATCATCATCCCAGGTTCATTATTTTCACTTCGCGCTAATCTCAATATGTTTTCACCTCTATTATACCCAAGATCATGTGCAAACTTAGTTGCGTCTTTGTATCCTTTTGATTCCCAGAACTCTTTTAATCTTTCGAAATAGATATTCATTTCAATAGATATTATTTATGCAAATAAGTTTGCTTTTTATTAGCAAATATGATTGCGTTTATTTAGTTTTGTCATACCAAGTTATTAATAAAGTATGACAACAACAACAACCAATAGTATGAATATTCTGCTCCAGAAACCAACGACAATGATTTCTGTGAAAGTTCCACAAATCATGAAAGATATGCTTGAGGAAGCCGCAGCTTCGATGAACATGAATGTATCTGACTACATGAGGCTGGTACTTAATGAGCGGATTGAAAAAGATTTGAAGGAATAACAAAAACAAAGCCCGGATCTACGGTGTGCAACCACCTCCCCGGGCTTATAAATAATAGACTATGACAAATTTATGCTATTACACAATTAAAACCAAAATTCCTGCGGGGATTGTTGAAGGCACGGAAGCCTTCTGGTTTGACAACGAGAAATGGCTCATCCATAACGGACAGGCCCAACGATTTGAGGACGCTACTTTACAGGTTAAAAACATTATTACCGACGCCTTTTTGGCTGACGAAGCGGGCAAAAACTATTTAAAGAAAATAGGCATAACCGCTTTTTCTGAAGGCTTCGAAATGTGGTACAAGTGCGTGGTGGGTGCGCTTGATGAAACACCCGATTTTGTTGATGGCAACCTGACTGCAGACGCTTATAACCACGCGTGCAAAGACTATAAATGTCAGCACCGCGGAAAGTTTTGCAGCTTAACACCCGGCCTGAGCAACTACGAAATTGAAACACTGGTAGCGCTTAAACGCGGCGAAACCATTGAACACACTGCCGAAATGCTTTTTATTTCGGTGGCCGGACTGAAAAGCCGCATTGAGCACATTAAAGAAAAACTCGGCGCCACAAACATGGCGAGTATGATAGCCAAAGCCGTTGAATTTGGCATTTGAAACAGACTTTTTTTGTTTTTAAATTTAGGTTGATAACAGCGGGGAGCACTTTAGTTTTAATTTATAGGGGTATAAATCATCAGGCGTTACAGCTCCCCGCTTCTTCCTCAAAAAAGTTCTTTAAAATATTAAAAATACACAAGACGGCGCTGGAATAAACAACCAGTGCCGGGCGCCGGAACCTGGGAGAGAAGAAGAGAGTCCGTCACGGGAGTTCGCCTTTATGGTTTAGTAGCCCTGGCGGCTCTCTTTAACTTGAAACTTTAAACATTAAACTTTATGCTATACACAAAAACACTGCGAAAAATAATTATTTGCCCTGTTTGCCAGGGCGAGGGAGAAGTAAAGGTTGGTAACCTGCGCGAGATGCACAACCACGACACCGATACCTGCCCCGATTGCGATGGCAAGGGAAAACTGAGAAGAATTGTAACAGTAACATATCAAAAACTATGATGACAATCAAAATTGTGGGCGCACTGCCCCGCGAACTTAGGGATGCCGGACTAAAGCCCGGCGACAAGCTAAAAGCCGAACCGGCCGAAAACTCGAAGCTAGGCGCGGTTAGGGTAAAACTGTGGAAAGACGAGGCCGATTACTTTGCCACCGTGTGGCCAGAGAACTACATTAAATTAGGAGTATCATGACCAAGCAGGATTTCTTGAAACGGGCAAAAAACCTGCTGAGTGGCATTGTCAAGCAGCGCGGATGGTTGCTCAGGCACGACAAAAGCCACATTGAAAGCCAGTGGGCAAGCCAGGAACTACGCAATATTACTTACGCCTCGCAAAAGCTGGTTGATGCCGACCGCGCGAAGGCATATCTCGAACGAAAAGAAACTGCCCTGCGTTTTCTTATTCCAACAACCAACAAACGCCGTCACGATGAACTAAGAGAACTACTTGAAACCAACTTAAATTAACCTATAAGTTAACTTTTATGGAAAAAACAACAAAAATATGCAGCATCTGCGGCAAAAAATCAGCCGGCACTATTAAAGAAACGGCTTACTGTAAAAAGCATTTCGATGAGTTGGTAATAACAAAACCAATTGCCAATTATCAAGGCAAACGCCGCAAGCAGGTTGAATTTGCCGCCACGCTGTTCCTGGGCTCAATGACAGCCATATTCCTGATTGCAGTAGTAATCGCTATTATGAAACTCGTGAATTAATTTTAATTAATTATAGTCTGCCACAGCAAAACACAGCCCCGGCCAGAGGCGCCGGGGCTTTTTTACCCAAAAAATTATGAAAATCTACATCGCCGGTAAAATATCCGGTATCACAAAAGAACAGTACACGGCAAATTTTAAGTCAGCCGAAATACAACTGAGGGCATCGGGCCGCATTCCTGTAAACCCCTGCGATTTCGGAATTCCCGACATAGCAACCAGCGAATTTGCCTTAAAAATATGCCTGCCCATTTTAAAACAGTGTAGCCATATTTATTTGCTCGACAACTGGAACGATTCGCCCGGGGCAGTTATCGAGCGCCAGTTCGCCATCGACAATGGCATTGAAGTAACATACCAAAACCGGCAAACAGCCATAATACTTTAATTATGAAACAAGAAGAAATACTCTACTACGTAAAAAGCGCCACAGCTTTTTTGGAAACAATCGGCCACAGTTGCGAAGGTTTTACCGACCAGTACCACGCAGCCGAATACTGGACCAGCAACCAGGAACAAATTGCACAAAGCATTGCCAATTTTGGCAAGGGCCACGCGCGGGTTACCGCAGGCCTTCTGCGCCTTTTTGGAGCACTCAGCAAAACCGCCCGCTATTTTAACAAACTCAAAGAAACCGAGCCATGCAAAGCATAAAAGTAAAAACCACCGCGGGTAAAACCGTCGACGTTACCACCGAAGAGCTTCTCACCCTGTTCCTGCACTTCTGCCGCCAGCATTACGCAGAACACAGCAGCGAAATACTGCTTGGCGAAAACGCCAAAACAGATACTGAATTTATAATCACACCAATAAAACGAAACAAAAATGAAAACATTTCTTAGTGTAATTATGCTGGTGTTAATCGCATCAGCAGCATTTTCGAAACCCACTGGCCGCCGTGCCGCAACTCAAAAACCAGTTACTGCAATAGGTTACCTGGTAGCTGTAACAAGCCCAACCAAAAAATTGGAAATTACCAAAACCATTGATTTGGCAGACGTTTACACTTTGGCCGAAATTCATTTCCAAAACAACTGCGTCGATTTTGCCGAAGAGCTTCGCCATTCTGTTTATTACGACATCGAATGCCAGCAAAAAGGCTTTTATGTTGAAGTGAAAAATATTAACCGCAACGGCAAGTTCCGCCGTATGAGCAACCGGGAGTTTAGACAATTAAAAATTAGAAATGATGTGGGAATCGATTGATAACAGCCCATGGACTTTAGTAGGGGCAATAATTGTACTGATCATTGCATGGCTGGCCGACAGGCGGGCCAATAAAATGGAAGATAAAAAAACTGAATTATGAGCGACAAAAAAATATTTATAGCGCTGAGCCAGCGTGAAGCACGGTCGGTGATAACCGCAATACAGTTTTTAACATGTATGTGCCTGCCAGAAAGCGATGACATATTTCTTGAGGAAAAGCAAAAAACTGCTGCTGAAATTGGTATAACGGCAGAAGAACTGAGCGAGGTTTTCAATTTTGGTTACCGCCTTGGCGAACTACAGGCCAAACTTGAAACCAGCAACGAGCAACAAGCAAGCAACCAGCAACAAGTAACCATCAACCAGAATCCATCCAGCCATGAGACGATTTGAAAAAATAACATTTACCTGCACCATAACCGAGGCGCGGAATATAAGCAAGGCTTTGCATTTTTTTGCAATTGCCTGTACAAAAGCAACAGCCGAAAACCTTGATGGAATTAAGGAACCCGACCTGAAAAATATGAAACTATTTGGCATTAGTACCGAAGAGGTAAACCGCCTGACCGAATTAAAGGTTTGGCTAAAAGCAGAAGCCGACGACCTCGATGCCGAGAACGACAGCAGAGATTAAAACATTTTAGAATTAAACCATTTAAAAACTGAATTATGAATTACAAAATTATTGAAACGCACTGCGTTTACGAAAACAACAAATTATGAGCGCAATAAAAGAACATTACCACGACCAAATTGAACAGGCCAGCCGCCTGTTTACCCCAGATATGAAAAAAGTAATATTTAATGGCGAGCTGGTACTTACCCTCGCGAACAAACAAGAATGGATTAAAAAAGTTCCAAACCACCTGCCTGAAAAACCAGCAACAAGTAACCAGTAACCAGTATGCTTCAAATTCCGCAAGGCAAACCAACATCACCCTATTTCGGGGTGTTTCTCCCGGGCAACCAGCAGGTGGCCACAGGCGAACAGGTGGAGTGCAAACACCCTGTTACCGGCAAGCTTACCTCCGGAACCTGCGAGTTTATTATTAACGAACCATGGATACGCATCCCCGAGTGGTTGTGTTACTCGGTATACGGCGTGAGCGCCATCGAAATTAAAAAAGCCCTCGAAGCCCGTTTTGAAGCTTTCAGAAAAACCGACATGGTGAAAGTGATTTTTGTAAAAAAGAATTAAACTATGGACAAACAGCAGGTAATCGACCGCATAAAAGACGACATTTACGAAGTAATCAGTCATTTTACCGAGTTAAAGCGCGAGGGGCACCGTTACAAGGGCTGCTGCCCGTTGCACGGCGAAAAAACTCCGTCGTTTTACGTTACCCCCAGCATGGGTATTTTCAAGTGCTTTGGCTGCGGCGAGGGCGGCGATGCCATAACGTTTATTCAGAAACACGAGAATGTAGATTTTAACGACGCCATTGAAATTGGCGCCAAAAAACTGAACCTCGACTACAACAAGCACGAAGCCAAAAACTTCAACCGCGAGCAGTACCAGCACGAAGAGGCGCTGCGCATTGCCTGCGGTAAGGCGGCAGAGTTTTTTAAAGCCGAGCTCAAAAAAGATGTGGCTGCCTCCACCTATGTTATCAACCGCGGTTTTTCCATCAGCGACGACGACCAGTTTATGATTGGCCTGGCGCCCGAAGGCAATAAGCTGATGGAGTGGGCAAAAGCCAGCAGCATCAACCGCAACCTGCTCATTGAGGCCGACCTCATAAAAAGCAAGGAAGGCCGCGAGTACGACACGTTCCGCAACCGGCTGATGTTCCCCATCTGCAACAAAAGCGGGGCGGTAATTGGTTTTACGGGCCGCACCCTGGGCGCCGACCCCAAAGTGGCCAAGTACCTGAACACCGGCTACACTCCAATTTTTACCAAAGGCAACGAGCTGTACGCCTTAAACATTGCCCGCCATGCCATCAGGCGGTACGACAGGGCTTACCTTGCCGAAGGACCCACCGACGTAATGCGAATGCACAGCATTGGTATCGACAACACAGTGGCCCCGTGCGGAACAGCCCTCACCGAGCAACAGGCCAAACTGCTGAAAAACTATACCAACAAAGTTACCCTGGTGTACGATGGCGACACTGCCGGGCGCAAAGCAGTTTCGCGCAATGCTGAAATACTTATCAGGGAGCAGTTTCATGTGTCGGTAATTATGCTGGGCGATGGCGAAGATCCCGACACTGTTTTTCTGAGCCACGATATTTTTGAGGAGTACAACGATAAGTCGGAAGATTTCATTTTGTACAAGGTGCAGCAGGAGCAGAAGAGGACCAAAAACCCGGTGTACAAAAGCGAGCTGATAAAAGAAACAGCCTACCTGATATCGTGCTACGACGAGCCTACAAAGCAGGAAGTTTACATCGATGCCGTGAGCGCCTACATAAAACCAAAAAAGGCGTGGCAGGACGAAATGAAAACCCTTGTGGCCGACAAAGCCCCGGTTGAAAAACGGAGCCTGATACCACAGGGCATGAACACCGAAGATTTTCTGGAATGGGGTTTCAGCGCGGCCAGTAACTGCTATTATTTTCAGGACAACAAAATGAAGGCCGTTAAACGCAGCAATTTTGTAATGTCGCCACTGTTCCACATCGAGAGCACGGTAAACGCCAAACGCCTTTTCGAGGTAAAAAACGCACATGGAATTGTGCGGGTGGTGGAGATTTCGCAGAAAGACCTGGTGAGCATATCGGCATTTAAAGTGCGCATTGAAAGCCTGGGCAACTTTTTATGGACCGGGACCGAGCAGGATTTAAACACACTGAAAAGCTGGCTGTACGAAAAGACCGAGAGCTGCAAGGAAATTACACAGATGGGCTGGCAGAAAGACGGCTTTTTTGCCTGGGGAAACGGCATTTACAACGGCAAATTTACCGATGTAGATAAATACGGCATCGTGCGGCACGGCGAGCACAACTACTACATCCCGGCAAAATCGACCATTTACCAGGGCGAAGAGAACCTGTACGAGTTCGAGCGGAAATTCATCCACATGGAAGGCAACATCACGCTGCGCGAGTACGTGAAAAAGTTTACCCGCGTGTATGGCAGCAACGGTAAAATTGCGCTTTGCTTTTACTTTGCCAGCCTTTTCAGGGATATCATTATTAAGCGTTTCGACAAATACCCCATCATGAATTTATTTGGCCCCAAGGGAGCCGGTAAAAATGCGTGTGCCGAAAGTTTACTTCACTTTTTTGGCCTTCGCCCCAAAGTGCCCAACCTGCACAACACCAGCAAACCGGCGCTTGCCGACCATGTGGCCACCACCGCCAACGCAATTTGTGTGCTCGACGAGTACCGCAATGATTTGGAGATGGAAAAACGCGAGTTCCTGAAGGGTTTATGGGACGGAACCGGGCGCACCCGCATGAACATGGACAAAGACAAAAAGAAGGAAACCACCAGCGTTGACCAGGCGGTTATTGTGTGCGGCCAGCAAATGGCCACCGCCGACATTGCCCTGTTCAGCCGGTTTATTGTGCTCAGCTTTACCCAAACCGAATATACCGACGAGGAGAAGCGCAATTTTGAGGAACTGGAAGAGATAAACAAACGCGGCCTTACCCACCTTACCCACCAGGTATTAAAACACCGTGGTTATTTTGCCGAGCATTACCGACAACATGTGGAGCAAACCGCCGAAGATTTTAAGCAGGCGCTCGATGGCGCAGTGGTTGAGACCCGCATATTCAACAACTGGCTCAGCATTATGGCAGCATACTCAACCATCGAAGAAGAACTGGAGCTGCCGTGGGACCGCACCGAAACCATCAACCTGGCCGTGAAACTGATGCTTACCCAAAACAGCGAAACCAAAAAGAACGACGACCTTGGCTCGTTCTGGAAAAGCGTTCAGTACATGGTGGCCAGCAACATACTTATTGATGGCGGCGACTACAAAACCGCGTTTACCAATAAGGTAAACTGGCGCAAAGGCAACAAAGCCGGCGAAGTGGAAGCAGTGAAATGGATCGACGGCAAAAACGTGTTCTGGCTCAACATGCAGCGCGTGTTTAACCTGTACAAAAACCAGGTACTGCGCGAGGGAGACAAACCGCTTCCTGAAAGCACTGTGGAATATTACCTAAAAAATTCGAAGGCATTCCTGTTCGAAACAAAAAAGGAGAGCTTTAAAAAGATAGACCCGAAAACCGGCCTGCAGGAGGTGCACACCGAAACCGACAAGGACGGGTTTAAAATTGAGCGCAAGATGCGCACCAGCACCACGGCCCTTGTTTTCGACATGGAGCACCTGAACCTGAACATTGCTGTTGATACGGAAGAAGAAGAGAGCCCCACCCCGGCCATCCCCGGAGTGGAGGGGGAAAGAAAGCCGGAGAAAGTGAGTGATGAAAGACAGGCGGATTTGCCGTTTTAATGGTGCTAACGGTTTTTATTAATAATTTTTAAAAAACAACTATATGGGATTAAATTCGAGTAAAGGAAATATGTATGAGTTCATAACTCACACATGGAACACAATTAAAGGCGAATGTTTCCACGATTGCAGTTATTGCTATATGAAACGATGGGGCAAATTAAAACCTGTACGATTTGATGAAAAGGAATTGAAAACAGACTTAGGAACTGGAAACTTTATTTTTGTTGGTTCAAGTTGCGATATGTTTGCGGAAAACATTCCTGATGAATGGATAAGTAAAACTTTGGAACATTGCCAAAAGTTCGATAACAAATACCTATTTCAGACCAAGAACCCAAAACGAATATTAAATTTTAAATTGCCTAAATCGGTTATTTGCACAACCATTGAAAGTGATATGTTTTACAGTGAAATAATGGTAAACAGCCCGAAACCTTATGACCGTGCAAAATATATGAAGATGCTTTCGGATTGTGGATTTGAAACATTTGTAACCATTGAACCGATTTTAGATTTTAATTTAAACACAATGGTTGACTTACTAAAACAATGCAATCCTGAACAGGTGAACATTGGAGCTGATAGTGGACGAAATGACCTACCTGAACCGAGTAAAGAAAAGGTTTTACAATTGGTTTCGGAGTTGCAAAAGTTCACTATTATTCACAACAAATCAAACTTGCAGAGGCTTCTTTAAGCTGTTGCATAACGGCATGGTATATAAAATCGGTGGTGATTGATTGCAGGACTTTTCGCAACCGTTGAACTTTCAAAACTGCACAGTGGTTAAATATGACACCTTAACGCCACTGAATTATATACATTGTTAGGGTGCGTTATTATTATGAAATACAAAGTATCGTCAGCGTGGGCGGGCAAATACGCCAAAACAAAACACGGATTAACTAACTCATTTACACTTGCTGTATGGTGGTGGATTAGCTGGACGTTTGTAGAATTTATTAGAGTTCTTAAACTTAATAAATACCATTACGGTAATATTTTTGCGTGCGGGAGGAAATTAACCGATGAAT